TTTAACAAAGAGCAGTTAAAAGATAAATTTGAAGAACTTGAAAAATTATATACAAAGTATCAACAATTTAGTGTTATGATATGTAGAGCTAAATCTGCTAATATAGTAATAAATGAAGCTGAAATCAGTTTAAGAGATGCTATAGTAATAAGAGATATAATGAATACTAAGTTAAATCGTCTTATAAATTTTTCATTGTCTGTGGTTAAAAAAGATATAGATAGTATAATTTGTATAGATAAAGAAGAATTAGAAAAAATGATTGAAATACTTAGGTCAGATATTAAAACCCTTGATATTAAAATACAGAATAAATTATGGACTACAAAGGTTAAATAATGTTATTTAAGTATTTCATAAGATTTGATGGTTTAGGTGAAATAAAAAGTTTTCACAAATCTAAGAATGAATGTAAGGATTGTAAAGAATATCTTGTTAAGCTAATACCAATAGATAGAAAGCAAGAACAGACAATACATAAATTAGATGAGTTTAGTAAAGCTGCTGATAAATTGTTTTCTGATACTAAAAAATTTGATACAGAACTAAATAAGATGCTTAAGGATTTAAGGAGGGTTAGATGAGTATTATTGGAATTGTAGGGAAAGCTAGGTCAGGAAAAAACCAGTTAGCCGAGTTTATAATAGAGGAATTTGAAAAGAATTATAGTAGAAAATTTTATGAAGCTTCATTTGCTGACGAATTGAAGAATATGTGTAAATTTCAGTTTGGTCTAAGCAATGATCAGTTATGGGGCGATAAAAAAGAAATAGAAGATGAGCGTTTTCCTAGACCTAAATGGAAACACTTAGATGGTGGAACAATGGTTTATTGGACTCCGCGGGAAATTATGCAAGAGATGGGCTCATTTTATAGAAAAATAGATTATGGTTTTTGGGTTAAAGGTTTAAGAAAATTTTTAAGTAATGAATTATTAAAAGGGTATAAAGATTTTATAATAACTGATGTAAGATATATAAATGAGGTTGAATTTATTAAAAGTAGGAAAGGAATTTTAATTCATATAAATAGAGAAACAGATAACAAAATTCATGGCGTTAATCATGAATCTGAAGTTAATTTAGATGAATATAAAGATTTTGATATAAGTGTTGATAATAGTGGTAGTTTAGATGATTTAAAAAAAGCTAGTTATGATATAGTTAAGGCTATATTATCTATGGAAAAATTAATTAAAAATAGGAGGATTATTTAAGATGGCTGACAAGAAAAAAGCTAAGGACCTAATCATTAAAATAGTACCGGATGAGATAATTGGCGTTGATATTTCTAGAAGTAGAGACTATAAATATGCCAGTGTAGGAGTTAAAGTTAATGATGATGAATATTTAAGAATTTCTTATGAATGGAAAGGCGAAGGTATTCCTGATTTCGTTTTGGGATTAATGCAGTTTATTCAAGCTAATAAAGAAGAAGTTGATAAGCAGAAAGAAGAACATGCTGAAGAATATGTAGAGTTAAAGAATCGAGTAAAGTAATAAAAGGGGGCTATAAATTATGGCTATTCCTATGGCAGATATTCGTAGCAGGTTTATAAGATATGATGAAGGTGCAACATTGGCCAGAGACGATAATCTAAGATTTATGAACTATGATGGTGCTAGAAGTTATGCTAGAGTAAATATGGGCCAATTAGGATATAATGCTCAAAATCCTAGTGTAAGGATTAGAAGTGTTAGATTAAATAGTGATAATGTTAATTTACCTAGAAGATAGTATAAAAGGAGAATTAAAATGGAATTAAAGGAAAGGCTAGAAATTTTTAAGGAAGAACTAAATTTAATTGCAAGGAAGGATATAAGAGATTTTGTAAAGGCAGTTTTAGAAGCTGCTCCTGATTATATTTTTGAAGATTGTCCTTCTAGTTCAAGTGGAAGATATCATCCTGTAGATGAGTTAGGACCAGATGGAAATAATCTTCATGTGCGAAAAGTTTTCGCAATAGCATATGAACTTAGTAGAGGATTGGATTGTGAACATCATAGAGATGAAATTTGTGCGGCTACATTACTTCATGATATTTTAAAGCAAGGTAAAGTGAAGTCTGGCCATACTGTAAAAAACCACCCTCAACTGGCTGCTGATTTAATAGCAGAGGTATATAAAGAGAAATTTAAAGACAAGCTGGGTAGGAATTCTGCTGTCATAATTTATAATGCTATTAGGTATCATTATGGCCCTTGGACAGAAAAATCTGTAAAAAAACCTTTAGCTAAGTATTCTCCGGAAGAACTTTGTATGTATATTTCAGATTATATTGCTTCAAAGCGGTTTATAAAAGTAGATTATTTGCGGCGAGATGGGTTAGGTTTTGTTGAAATTGATAAGAAGGAGATAAAATGACAGGAGAATTAAGTCCAGGAACTACTTCACGTAGATGGATCCCAGATGGCGGAGAACAAAAACTTAGAAATAAAATTCGTAAGGAATCTAAATTTGCAGATGATCATAAAAATTTACCTTTTAGTTTTTCTAAACCTAAACGTTCAGGCAGACAAATTTTATTTAAATGTTTAGAGTGTGGGAATACTTTCTTTGCTTCTAAAAATACAGTTATGGTTATTTGTAGTGAATGCAGGAAATATGCAAAAGTGGAGCGTGTAGATGGATAAATCAGTGTGGCATGTTTGGACGATAAGTGCTAATAGATATAAAAAGGTAAAAGAATTTGTAGATAGAGTACCAGAAATAAAAGATGTGTTATATCCATTAGTTGAAAAGGAATATAGTACTAAATATGGTATAAAGATAAAAGAAGTGCCATTATATGTAAATTATTTATTTATGAAATATGAAGATAGTGTAGAAATAAATGCTAAGTTAGAAGCATGTCCATGGATACATAATTGTATTGGTCTATGTTCTTTAGAAGAAATAAAGAAAGTTAGAGAGTTAGACAAACTTAAATATGAGGATATAATGGTAACTGGTAAGTTAGAGATAGGTATGCAAGTAAAACTAATAGCTACTGTATTTAAAGGTATGATAGCTACTTTAATTGGAATTGATGGCAATAAATTGGATGTTAGTATTAGGATTCTTGGGGGTGATAGAGTAGTAAAATGTTCTATTGATGACATAGAAATGTAAAAGGGGATATAAAGTTGGGTAAAACGCCAGTAAAAATAGGAAGGCCGACAGGATATCGATTAAGCGAAGAGTCTAAAGATAAAATAAGATCTAGTAGATTTGGAACTCATCATTCTGAAGGAACAAAAAATAAAATATCTAAATCATTGACAAAATATTTTAGAGAAAGAGACCCTTTATCTGAAAGTATTCGTTATGATTATAGGGATTTTCCAGAACAAGTAGATGATTGGATATTAGACAATAAAAAGGATATAGATCAGACGGAGCATGTAATGACTGAAAAAAGAATATTTTTTTTAGGTCAATTAGAAATATGTTCAGGATTTGATATAAACAATTTTAGCCACGAAACCACGCCTGAATTCCTAATTTTATTAAAAGAAGAATTAATAGAAAAAGGACTTACCGAAGAATTAGAAGAATTAAAAGCATTAATTTAATTTACAATATATAGGAGAGCTTTATGACTTTTAAAAGATCTAGAGGTCGGCCAAAAAACCCGCCTAAATTTAGAGAGTTGATGGAAGAATTAATGCCTACAGAAGAAATTTTTGATGAAGACGAGGTTAAAATGTATGAAGGATTGCTTTCTATTTATTTAAAAGATTTTGATGAAGAGCACCTTACTGCTAGTGATATGGATGATTTAATGGGCATAGCTTTAAATAAAGTTTTAGAAATGCGGTTATTAAAAGATAGCAAAGGAGTAAAGGTTGATAAATTATTAGACACCGCATCTTCTATAGAGAAGATAAGAAAGCAAACAGATAAATTAAAAGATAATTTAGCAACCCGCCGAAAAGACAGGATAGACCCTAAAAAATTCAGCGGGTTTTCTATAGTAGATTTAGCAGTAAGTTATGATATGGATAAAAAAAGAAAAATGATAGAAAAAGCTACTGAATTTAGAAAAGAGGAAGAAGAAGTACTTGAATCTGAATTATTGGTTGGTAATAGGGATGATCCAGATGTAGAAGCAATAGATACAGATGATTAAGGAAAATAATGAGAAAAAAGATAACAATAGAGTATATTAGAGAACAGTTTGAAAAAGAAGATTATAAATTATTGACCGGAGTTTATGAGAATAGTTGGCAAAAATTAAATTATATTTGTAAGTGTAATCATAAACATAGCATTAAATGGAATAGTTGGCAGCAAGGACATAGATGTCCTTACTGTGCTAATGTAGGTAAACCGACTATAAATTTTATTAGATCAGAATTTGAAAAAAATGGATATATTTTGTTGAGCAGAGAGTATATAAATGCTAAAACTAAATTAGATTATATTTGTTTTAAAGGGCATAGGCATAGTACCACATGGCATAGTTGGAAAGCTGGGTACAGATGTCCATATTGTGCTAGAAATGGTAAACCAACTATAAAATTTATTAAGTCGGAATTTGCTAAAGAGGGGTATAAGCTTTTAACCACTAAGTATATTAATGCTTATCAAAAATTAAACTATATTTGTTCAAAAGGACATATACATAGTATTGACTGGACTATGTGGCAACAGGGGAATAGATGTCCATATTGTGTAGGCATTATATCTAAAGGAGAAGTAGAAGTAAGAAACTTCATCGAATCTTTAGGTATTAAAGTTTCACCAAATAATCGTAGTCAAATATTCAACCCAGAAACCGGAAATGGGTTTGAGTTAGATATTTTTATGCCAGATCTAAATAAAGCTGTAGAATATAATGGGATTTATTGGCATAAAGAGAAGAAGAATAGAGTTAATAATGACTTGCTTAAACAGCAACTTTGTAAGGAAAAAGATATAAATTTATTAACTATTTGGGAAAATAAATGGAAGACAAAGAAAAATATTTGCAAAAACGAAATAAAAAAATTTTTATTTGCTATTCCGATGAAGGGAGAATAAATAATTGAGTGTAGATCTATACGAGAATATAGAAATTATAATGGATCAGGGTTCCGAAATGATAGAGTTATATAGAAATGACCCTGTTTTAGCAGCCCGTGATTTATTAAAAGTTGATTTAGCCCCGATTCAAAGAATTGTTCTGAGAGATATGTGGTTTAAAAATTTCGCTATAATAGTAATGGCACGTGGCCTTGGGAAGACGTATATGTTAGCAGTTAATGCTGTTTTACATGCTTTATTGTATCCTGGTTATAGGGTTGGTTTAATTTCTAGTTCTTTCAGACAAGCTAAGTATATTTTTTCAGAAGTTCAAAAATTATACACTAGATCTTCTATTTTAAGGGAGGCGTGTGAGAAAAAACCAGTGTATGGCAGTGATCGTGCTTATTTGCAATTTAAAGGCACAGATAATTCTAATAGTAGTTATATAGAGGCCTTGCCATTAGGAATAGATGGTGCTAAAATTAGGGGGTCACGTTTTTATTTAATAGAAATAGATGAGTTAGCACAAGTACCGACACAAATTATAGATATGGTTATTAGGCCTTTTGGTGCTGTTACTTTAGAGCCTATGGAAAAAGTAAGGTATATTGAAAGAATGGAAGAATTGATAAGTAAAGGGCTAGCTTCTAGGGAAGATGTAGTCGAACAGGCAGCAAATAAAATGATAATGGCTTCTTCAGGATATTTTAAATTTAATCATATGTGGAAAAGAATGAAGGCCTATTGGCGGGCAATAAAAGAAGAAGGTGAAGGAGCTAAGTATGCTGTTTATCAGGTGCCTTATCAAATGGCTCCTGAAGGATTTTTAGATAAAGAGAATATAAAAGAAGCTAAAAGGACTATGTCATCAATTGAATTTATGATGGAATATGAGGCAGTTATGATATCTGATAGTGATGGGTTTTTTAAGGCTTCTTTACTTGAGAATTGTACTTTGGGAAGTAATTTTAGTATTCGTTTAAGTGGAGAGTCTGGTAAGAAATATGTATTAGGTATTGATCCAAGTCAGGGTGGAGCAGCGTCATGTGGTCTAATTATAATAGAATTAGGCAAACCTAATAAGATAGTTTTTGTACGTGGGATTAAAAAAAAGACTACCCAAGAAATGACTGTAGCTATACAAGAATTAACAGATAAGTTTAATGTAATTAGAATTTTTATGGATTCGCAGGGTGGTGGTAAAGCGATAAAAGATTTATTACAAGAAGGATATAATGAGCATATTCCTATAATAGATGTCGGAGATGAAGCTACAAGAGGCAAGGACGGCAAACGTATATTACAATTAGTTAACCCTACACCAGCTTGGATTTCAGATGCTAATTTTGACACATTGGCTTTATTAGAAAATGAAAATCTTAGATTTCCTACAATTCCTTCATCTGGATCTAACGTAGAGGAAAAGCTATATGAAGAAGTAAGGCTTTTAAAGTCGCAGATGTTAAACATTATAATTACAGAAACAACTAGGGGAACAAGACATTTTGATACACCAAAAAAGGGTCAAAATAAGGATTTATACTCTGCTTTGATACTTGCTGCATGGGGAGCAAAGGAACTAAGTAGAGAGGCTGGAGAAGATGATCCTGTTTTACATAATAGTGGATTAGTTCGACTTCATCAGCCAGGATCTAAGTTTGTTAATGTTAATAGTTTTAGTCATGCTACTATTGGAAATAGTAAAGTTAATGATAAATATGCTTTATTATCTAAGAAAAAATAATTGGGGGAAGTTATGAATTTTTCTATTATTAGCTGGAAATTTTGGGATAGTTGGCTTCAAAAATTATTTGTGCAATTCATATCTATTAAAGTATGGAGTTTAGCTGCTACAGTTGTTTTATGTGTCTGTGGATTCATAAATGGTGCCCATTTAGCTACCATATGGGGCGTAATATTTGGGTTAAAAGGAGCATTTCAGATAGCGTCAACTATCAAAAACGGCAATGGTGCTAAAAAGGAAGAAATAATTGAGAAGGTGTAAAAATGAAATTAAAATAATAAAAAAGGGGAATAAATTATGGCAAAGGCAAAAAGTAATGAAAAAATAGATAATTCAGAAAAGGTAGAAAATGTTAAGGAAGATAAAATAGATTCACAAAAGGCTGCAGAGATAGTAGAGAAAGAAAAAAAAGAGCGTGTAGCTCAATGTGGCCAAGAAGTGGTAATGGTTTTAAAAAAATATAACTGCGATTTTGATATTACGATGCTTCTTAGGCAAGGTAGTATAACACCAAATATTCAAGTAGTAGCAAAATAATTTGTAAGGAGAATAGATAAATGGATTCAGAGGAAATAGGGAGAATAACAAAAGAATTGAATACTAAATATCCAGAAATTGGTATCAACAAAATAGAAATGGGTTCAGGTGATGGCAAAGCGATATTTTATATGAAGCCAACTAATAAAGTATTAGCTTCATTACCAAGCAATAAAGCTGTTAGGCTTAAACCATTAGAATCAGCAGCTGTTTTGAGGAGAGATACTGTAGATAGATCTATTTTGGATTTAATAAAGAAATCCCCATATGAAGATGACCCTAGAAATATATTTACAAGAGCTATGAAGTATTATTTTGAAAACGATGCTTACGGCTCTCATATAGATGTTTTAACAAATTTTGCTGCAAAAGGGTTTGAAAATGATATTGATGATGATAAAATTAAAACATTTTATGATACTTGGGCGTTTGATGTAAATTTTAAACAGCTGATAGATTGGATATTTTTTGATTTTTTTAGAATAGGCATGGTTAGAACTTATAAAATTATAAGTAAATATGAGCCTGGAATTAGTTATTTGTCTCCAATCCCTGGCCAAAAATTAGAGCGTGGTATTATTAAACAGGTTATTGGGAGAGCTGATAGAATTCAGCAAAAGCGGGAAGAAAAAGCTGCTAAAGATTTGAAAGGTAAAAAAGCTAGAGCAGCGAAGAAGAAAGTATGGTCTAAAGGATATTTACCTATTGCTTATACAGTATTAAATCCTTTATTAGTAACAATTAAAGGAAGTCTATTATTTGATAATGCGGTTGTTACATTAGAACCATCTGCTGAATTAAGAGAGATGTTAGCCAAACCTGCGGGGGAATTAACTGATGAAGAAAAAGTTATTGTAAAAAGTTTACCTTCAGAATTTAAATCCCAAGTGACTGCTGGAAATATTAAATTAGATCCTCAATATGTAGGTAATGTCGATTATAGAAAAATGCCTTATGAAAGATATCCAAGACCAAGAGGTATAAAAGCATTTGATTCTTTGGAATATAAAAATTCTTTAAGACAAGCTGATCTTAGTACATTGGATGGAATTACAAACTCCATTTTGAAAATAACTATTGGTAGTGATGAATTTCCTGTTACTGATCAGGCTCAATTAGAAACTGTAGCGGCGATTTTTGATACACCTTCCAAAAGTTTTGATGTAGTTTGGAATCATACTTTAAAAGTAGAAAAAATAATATCACCCGAAATAGGTGAGATTCTTGGTCAAGATAAATATAAGCAGGTAAACGAAGATATAACTGGCGCACTTGCTTTTTCAAGGGCACTTTTAGACGGTACTACCAATGTGAATGTGGCTGAAGCTGGGTTAATAGTCAGGACTTTGGTTGAAGAGATTAATTATGCTAGGCGGCAGGTAACAAGATGGATTTATAATGAATATAGTCAGATAGCAACAGCGGTTGGTTTTGATAGATTTCCGAAAGTTAGATGGGATAATACTATTTTGAGAGATATCATTTTGTATATGTCTACTGTAAGCCAACTTGTAGATCGTCGTATGCTATCTTATAGGACAGCTCTTGAACAGCTGGGCTTTGATTTTAATAATGAATTTAATAATATGCAGAATGAATTGCCTAGTGTATTAGAGGGTACTTTAGGAATTTTAGGTAGTCCGTTTCAGCAATCCAAACAACCTTTACAAACTAATAGACCCACAGGCCAACCAGCGAAGACAAAACAGGTTGATACAGATGTGAAGAAAAAAACTAAAGTGACTAAAAAATCACCAAGTCAGCAACCTGGGATAAAACCACAAGCTGCTAATTTAACTATAAAAGAGGCTATAAAGAACATGAGTAATGAAGAGTTTGATTTATTTATTAATAGTTTAACTATAGCAAGATCTTTTAAAAATTAGATATAATAGTTTTATTAATATTATAATTAGGTAATTTTTTAAATAAAATTAGGAAGAAATTGTATATGCTAGTAGACTACTTAGATAAAGTGAATTTTGATAATTTACATGGATGGGTTTATGACACAGAATTGGGAGCTTTATCTGTTTATATTTGCGTTTATATAAATGGATCTTTATATACTTGCATGGAGGCTAATGAAAAACGGCCTGATATTGTTGTGCATCCAGACGTTGATGACCCAGATCATGGATTTTCAATTAATGTGGATTTGGGATACGGTGATCAAGTAAATGTATACGCTTTGGTTTACGATATAGTCGGCAGTATGCAAGAGCTTGCTGGGTCTCCAGTGATTTTAGAAGAGCTTCCTAATAAGTCTCCTATCGGGTATTTGGATGTAATTACATCTAACTCTGCAAAAGGCTGGGCATATGATAGTGATGTTGGAGCAAGCTATGTAGATGTGCATTTGTATGATGGAAGTAAGATCATTGGCATGGTAAAAGCTAACCAAAAACGCGATGATTTGACACCAGTAGTTGGTGATCCAAATCACGGATTTTATTATAAATTTCCACAATTGTCTGCTGGAGAGCATACAATACATGCATACGCAATTAACTGTCCGAAAGGCAATAATCCAGAATTATCTGGTTCGCCAAAAACAATTACTAGTATTGGTAAGCCTGTTTTAGTGGAGAAAGAGGGCACTGGTCATTTTGGATATTTCTGCGCAGCTAAAGTATGGGGTACACAATTATGGACTGGCACATATAGTGCAAGCCAAACAAGTAGGCTTTACAGGTACTTCCCAGAAGAGGTACTTATAGACTTGGAAACAGGAGAGTCTATTTACCATATTTGTCCTTGCCATGATCAAAGGGTACTTATCGGTTGCGAAGATGGGTATCTCTATCTATATGATGGTACAGGATTTAAAGAAGTGCTTAAAAAGCATAAGGGTGTTTATGCAATGATTGATGACCCAAATACTGGCTACACCTATGCAGCATTTACAAGAAATGATGAGCCTAAAGTTGTAGAAATTTATAGGAGCAAAGATAAATTAAACTGGAGTAAGGTATACAGCAAAGATCATAGTCAACTGAAGGCAGGTTGTTTATGTCATGGAGTCCCGCAGTTCTTTGGATATGATTTTAATTCTTGTATGGGGTTCCGTGTATGGACTACTGACAATGGCCAGACTTGGAATAAACAGAACCTTCAATCAAAAACTAGATACCTTGATGCATTTTCAGATCCAACTAATTATGAAGTTTGTTGGCTTGGTACTTGTTACAATAAGGATGCAAAGAAGGGTAGCCACAGTCCATCAGATTCTTCTGCCCAAGCTGGCATAGCCAAACTAACGTCAACAGGAATAACTCAAGTTCTTTCTGCCAGCGGTGGGGTTGGTATGACCATTAAACGATCTCCTATCGATGGATATTTATACTTCGGCGAATTAAACTGGAAGTCAAAAACTAAGAAAGCCCAAATATGGCGGTCTCTGAGTGGAGAAGCTGGTACTTGGGAAGTTGTAATTACAACAACAGAACCTGAAATAACTGACCAAGTATTTATAGATGGCAAGCATTATTGGTTTACAAAGAACCATGTGAGTCACGGAAAATTGTTTGAATTAATATGGACATAATGTAATTAAGAGGAAAAAGAGGAGAATAAAATGTGTAAATTATTTAAAAAATTATTTATGATTACAATTCCTTTATTAGCTGTATTATTTTTCATTAACCCAGTTCAAGCTGAAGTAAGTATGAGCAGTGGGTTTGTAGTATCAGCACCGAATGATAAAAGTTTAACTGATATGGTTGGCATAGAATTAAAAACTGAATGGAATGATCTTTTTCTAACTTTATCAAAAGAATCTGCTTATAAACATCTTGTTGGGCAGACTGTTGGTGAATATAATATTTATGGTGCTGTTTTAGGATATGATTTACACCCATTCAAGTATTTTTCTATATCATGTGGGATTGGTTATTACCAACCCAAAATTAAATATGAATCAGAAATGGTTGAAGCTGTGTATAGAGAAATGCACAGATTATCGGATCCTGTTGATGGCTGGAAAGTAAATGATGGCGTATTATGCTGTGGAGGATATGAGTTAGACTATGATATGAATACTTGTGAGTATAAGGCTAGTGGTAATTTTGGTGGTATGATTAGGTTTAATCTTGATGTTCCTATTACAAACCGTACCGGAATTAGTTTTTTTGCGGGTTACAGAATTCTAGATTTTCATACTCGTATAAGTGCAAAAATAAAAGGGTTGCCACCTAGAGCTGAAGATGGTTTACAAGCGTTTCACGTTTTCAGTGGTAAAGACAGCTTTTCTGGCGGTCAAGTTGGGGTATTTTTAAATATACGTTGGTAGGTTTTAAAAAATATAGGAGGCAAAAATTATGATAATAGGTTATTTGGATGAGGTAAGGTTTAATCATTTACATGGATGGGCTTATGATACAGAATTAGGGTCAGCACCGGTATATATATGCATATATATAAATGGTGTATTGTTTTCATGTATAAAAGCTGATGAAAACCGAGCTGATATTGTTGCTAATCCAGATGTTGGAGATTCGTATCACGGTTATTCTGCCGATCTTTCATGCGTTGATGGTGATGAGATTAGTGTATACGCAATAGTTTATAATGAAACAAATATGCAGGAGTTATTTGGTTCCCCCATGACGTTGGAGAATAATGTGCCTATCGGGTATTTAGATGAAGTTACTGCTAATTCAGTAAGAGGATGGGCATACGATATTGATGCTGGAAAAAACCCAGTCGATGTTCACATATATGACGGAGATAAAATTATTGCTATGACAAAAGCTGACCAAAAACGTGACGATTTGACATCGGTAATCGGTGATCCAAATCATGGATTTAACTGCACATTTCCAAAGTTATCCCTTGGAACACATACTATTCATGCATACGCAATTAATGTTCCGGCTGGAGTCAATCTAGAACTTGCCAACTCCCCAAAAACGATAGAAGTAACCGGTCCTGCTGGGATTTGGAGAGAGATAACTGGAGGCAAATTATATACTGCGGGGGAAAGCCTTTTTTATATGAAAAAGTTTTCTCATGATGGTAAACTATATGGTGCTACAGAGGACTCTGGTAAAACAGTACGGTTTAATGGTGCTAACTGGGATGTGGTATTTGATACAGATTCTTTAGGCTATGGCAGATGGGTTAACAGTTACCATTTAGGGGAATTTGGCCCGTTTCTCTATACAGGATTCAGAAACTATTTCGATACTCCAACTTCTATCAAAATATTTAGGACAGAAGGAAATGTATGGTCTCATGTTCATGAAGAGCCTGGAGCACAACAGGTACGATTTATAGACGACTTTTTCGGAGGATTTATCACTCTGTTCTCGTCTTATTCAGGAGGATGGACAAAAATTTATCGAAAGACTGATCCTAACCAAAGAGATATAGGAACTCTAGTAAAGACACTACCTTATTGGAACTATGGAGATCCTATTGTAGTAAATGGAAAGATATATACAGGAGGATGGGGCATATATATCCTTGATTCTAATTTTAATATGCAGAAAGTCTATGATGTTAATAGTGATGGTGCTGCTTCTAAAGGTGCTACTATTACCAGCATACATATATATAAGGGAGCAAAACATGCTACCTATATTCAGGGATTCAGGTCTACAACTGGAAATGGGCTTTTGCTGAGAGAAGCCGGTGATGGAACATGGAAAGTAGTGATCAGATTTCCTGAACCAGAAGCATGGTGCCAAGAAACATATTTAGGCGATTTTTACGCTGGCACTAGAAAAGAAGGTGGTGGAGGAAAGGTTTATATGATAGGAGATAATTACGTAACTAAAGTGGTAGGAACCACTAAAGCTGATGGGTTTTTTAGTTTACGTGCTAATGAAGATAAATTATACGCAGGTACTTATAGCTTAACTCAGGTTAGATCCTATATGTATTCGTAAAATAATAAGGGTTTAATAAATTTACAATTAATTAATAATATAAACATTTGAGCAACACAATATTAAAATAATTAACTAACCATTATAGTATAGAGGGACTATCTTTTTATAGGAGGTTTGTATTGTGAACTATAAATTTGAGCCGGTTATACTTGAAGCCGATATAGAAATAGTTGAAGAAACAAATGAGCTTAAAGAAATAGCAGCTT